ATGCCCGCCTGCAAAAGCTGCATATCGCGGGAAAAATCGGTTTGCTTGTCCTCAATGATGCTGTCATCAAAGTCGATGGAGATTTCTACATTTTCGTCAAGCCCCGCGTTCATGGTGGCATTCCCAAGCCGGAGAAGAACACGGCACAGCTCAGTCAATGCCTGCTCAAGGATAATTTCATGCTTCTTGATTGTTCGGAACATGGTGCTATTCTCGCTGATGACCTGCGTAGCCGTGGCAATGCTATCTCCACTGAACCGATAATAGGTCTCGCCAAACCCGCACTTGCTGGAAAGAATATTGAGCTGGTCTTGCAACCCGATATTTAACTGCTGGGTCCTTAACTGTGGGGAAATTGGTTCGACAACGTTCCCTTGCTGCGTGTCCTCTGGGAGAAGGTAAAACCTACTATCGTTATTGTTCAAAGTCGGTTTCCCGTCCTCATACCTTGTTGCTGGCATTTTTACCATCAGCAGCAACGCGCCATTGTCAAACTCGTTGCCATAGCAGTTAAACGCCTTGTCTACACTTTCCAGCACATCAAGAGCATTTGCATAAACAGGGACACCGACGGGCAAGAGATAATCGAAATTGTTGGCGATGTTCGGGCGATCGATTACAAACTGTTTTTCCGCGCTCCCTGTATGGACGACATGCGGGATATGCTCAAAGCCATCAACGGATGCAAGGCTAACTTCCGACAGCGTTTCATTCTCGTACAAATAAATGCTGTTTTCGATTGTGTATTTTCCATTCCGCTCTTTTTTAAAGATTTGCAGGAACAAATACTTATGTCCGAGCCGTGTTACAACGCTATCAAATGCGCACTCTGTAATCACACCATTTCGCCACGAAAGCGGGTAAATGTGCTCCATCGTCACATAGTCGATTGCAATGTCTTCCGCACTTCCGGGAATCGGAGCGTCGTAGTCGTTTACTTTCTGTCCAATAACGCGCGGTACATATGCAACCGTTCCGAGCGCGGACTTCATTTCCTGCATTTCGTTTGCTTTTACGGTAAAGTTGTTTTCTTCCAAAATGCGGTCAATAAATTCCTGCTCTTTTTTGCCTTCAAGCGTGATTTTAACCTTTTCGTTCATGAGCAGATTTGCCCAATCTTCGCAGACTTTCTTTCCCATTCCGAGCGAAGCCCGCTTCTTTTTCACCCACTCATGCCCGTTATATTCCCGGTATCTGTGGAAATCCTTTACTTTCCCAACATACCAGGACTTCCAGAGGTCAACTTGGCTGTAAAACTCTTCCGGAATCGTCGTATAGCCAAGATCTTTCAACTTTTGGATAACTGCACTGCTCATGCAATAACTCCCATTCTACGGCTCACAGGCTCTAAGGCGTACCTTGTCGCATCGATCAAATGATTGTTTGCGTCTGGGTAGCCGCTGATAATGTCGCCGTCTTTGTTTCTTTCGTATTCGTATCCCACGAACTCATTGTAAGCGTGCGGTGTGCGCCGCCTGTCAATGACAATTGTTCTCCGCTGCAAAAACTTCATGCCGTACTCTACAGAGCCAGGGCCTTTGATGGCTTCAAAAGCTGGAAGCCGCATAGCGCGGAAGTCCGCAACGCTTTTTGGCTCAGCGCTGTCGCAAATAATGCGCGTATCGTTGTACCTCCGCTGCAATATCATTTTTGCGCTTTGCTCGTTGGACATTTTGTTTTGATAAATCTCGTCCAGCAAATAGATAGTTTCTCTTGCGCGGTCGTAGTAAAGCCGGATAAACGCAAACGGGTCAGGAAAATAGCCCCAGTCCACGCCTTGATACAGTTTGTCAAAACTCGCAACCTCTGCGTCAGTTATCTCACGCAGCTCCAGCCGGTCAAACACGTTGCCACCCGTGCCCACAGGAATACCTAAATACTCATGCTGGTACGCTCTCTCGTCCGTGGCCTTGAGATGTTCCGCCTCCGCTAAAAACTGCTCACCAAGCCACTCTGGCGGGGCTTGCAAGTACGTTGACTTGTGACACAGCCTGTCTGTGCGTTCTTCCAGGCTGTCCTTGTTCGCCCAGTTATCGCGGCTTATCGGCGGGTTGTAGCTTTCAAAGTTCCAATACTTCGAACCGCCGCGCATTGTGGACTGCAAAATCGTTCGAATTTCTGCGCGTCCGGCAAACTGGTCTTTTTCCTCGAAGTGCGTCACGGCAATGTAGCCAAACGGCACCTTGATAGACTTGATCTTCATGGGATCGTCAGCGCCCCGGAACATGATTTTCTGGCCTGTAGGCTTGTAGATCAGCTCCATCGGGGAAACCTTTGCTTCCCAATACGCCGCCATGCCCAGTTCGCCGATTGCCCAGATATACTGTGCGTACACGCTATCGCGGATGGTGTTTGCCACCTTGCGCAACACCAGCGCATGTGTGCCGGGATTGGCAACCAGCAGAAGCGGCACGATAATTGATACCGTGGAAGATTTCAACGAGCCGCGCCCACCGCTAAAGTCGTAGTGCGTATGCCTATGATGAAAAATGTCATGAGCAATATCGTAAAACGCAGGGCCGATTTTTTCGGATAAACGAATGTCAGACATCGATAATCACCTTGACAACGGAATCGGCGCTTGTGTTGTCTTGCTTGTCGAACACACCCGTATGCTTCGCCAGCATTTCAAGTGCTTTTAGCTTATTCGCGTATTTCAAATCGCTTTCCGTGCAATCAGACGCAGGCTTATCTGCGATTTCTTTGAGTTTTTCTATAACATAGTCCTGTGTTACTTCCGTCCGTTTCTGCCTTTCTGCCTTTGCTTTCTGGATAGCAGCCGAAACGTTACTATTCGTAACTAACTGCCTACCCTTTTCAGCATTCTTGTAACCGGCTCTCGCGGCGGCCTGAGTGGCATTTAAGTCCACAAGGTACTCTTGCACAAATCTCTCTTGCTTTGCTGTTAATGGCACTCGTCACCACCTCTCTTGTCGCATTTTTTTGCTACCAGCCCCCGCCCCTTGGCCTTACATAGCAGACTTTACCCGCCCAGAGGGGCATACACATTTGCCGTCTTCCCGCTTAGATTGTCACACGCTACCAGCAACTACGCTCCGAAAAGTCGTAGCCCCTATTCCGTCAGGTCAAACCGGTCTTGACGTATCAAGACAAGCGCAGTTTTCAGCAAGCATTGTCATTTTCATGTGAGCCATGACGACAACGGTCTTACATTGTCCGGGCGCTACCCGGCCTCTGGCAGGGACGGTTGGGAATCGAACCCACCCAAGCGGTTTTGGAGACCGCCTCGCCAGCCTTGGAACATTCGCCCCTAAATGTCCCCGCTGGGACACATCGTTGAGAGGTGCGCGGGGTCCTGTGCCACATAAGAGGTGCGACCTCTCGGCCCTGATCGTGGGCTGCATCGTGCGTGCGTCATGGTGCGGGGGCGGTGTGAAAAGATGAAAAGCACCGCCCCCGCTATGGCGCAGGAGGTAAACGCCATGAATGAGAGAACCGCAAAGGCTTTTACACCTCTGCGATTCTATTATCTCATAAGCAAATGGCTTTTTAAGGCCAACTTTTAATCATCGAGCAGCCCGTAGTTCCGTGCGACGCACTTGATAAAATCGGTATGCCAGCGTCTCGCCGTCCGATCGGAACAGTTGACTGCCATCGCCGCCCCTTCGAGCGTGTGGGTCTTGTCCCAGAACACAAGGCGGATAAATTTTAAGCGCTCTTCTCCGTCTTGCATTAACTTTGTTTCGCTCACCGCTTTTCGCACAGCGTTGCTTTCTAACAAAGACACTCCATGCAACTCCTGCTCTCGGTCGGGGGCATAGCGGCGAATAATGGCTTTTACATAGCCCCACCAACTATAACGAGGTTTACTCATGGCGCGCTACCTTTCTCTTGAACCATGCCCACAGGTTACGCCACGGGTGGGCTTCTACGTAATTGGCGCGCTGCTCGGCGTTGTAGCGTCTGTTACGCATTACATTAAGGGCCTCTTGCTTAAAAGCGCACTCGTCGTTCGCTCGCCCAAGCGCCGCCTCAGTGTCAGCGAGCTTATTTCGCAGCGCATCCGCGTCTGCTTTCAGGTTCGCAATCTCGTTTGCCTTGTTGATGGCCTTGCCGTTCATCTGGTCAAGACGTTCGGTCAAAGCGACATTCTTTTGATGCATCGCCGCCTTTAGGTTCGCATATTCGGCAATCAGATCATTCTTCTCATCGATACAATTTTTCAGCTCGATGATCTCTGCTTCAAGCGCCGCAGTTTTCTCCTTCGCTTCCTCCACCATTTTCGCCATCTGGTCTTTGGTGTACTTCTTTACGTTCATTTGCGTTCTCCCCTCATTCCGATTTGTTCGTATTTTCGGTCGCTTACGATGCTCACGACCTTGCAATCGCCGTATCGCTCGATGTCCATGGCGATGCGCTCCTTGATGCCCTGCGCGTCAGCGGCGGGGACGTTGGCTTTAATCGTGATCGTCAGCATGTGCGCCCTCCTTCGGCTCGCCGTAGATGTACTTATCCATGCTGCGTCGTCTCCTCCTGAGTCTGGTTGAGCAGCATGATTTCTTCCAAGGACAATTCGTTGCGAGCAACTGCCAGCACCTGCCTGTCCGTCAGGCCGTACTTGTCTCTAAGTGGCGCCAAAATCGCACACATATTCTTCTTGGTGAAGGGGACCTGCCCAGACGTGAGCTTGCTGTAAGCCTTCTGAATTTCAACGGCTGCTTCTAACTGCATAGTTTAATATCTCCTTTCAGTCGATGAGTTGATGCTGCAGCCCACGCAGCGCACTTTCGCAGGAAGCCGGGCGCTCAACGTTCAGTGTTGTCACCTCCGTCCATCTTGGCCCCGCAGTTGGGGCAGTAATTGAAAGTGTTTGTATCGTTGTCGCAGTAGTTCCACTGTCTCTTGCACCCAGAGCATTCCATTTCGTCAAGGTGTTCCACCCACAGCCCATGCACCACCGGCGCAACGTCAGCGGAGGGCATATCCGAGATGGATTGCAAGTTTTTTGCGCTGCACCCGTCCTGCATTAGTTTCATAAGCGCCGCTTCTCGCTTGATGTATTCAGGCATTGTCCGCACCTCCGTCCATCTTCGCGCCACAGTTTGGACAAAATGGAGTTTCGTCCCTACACTCTACAAAGCATTCAGAGCAGTACGGGTTCGATGAACCTTTTATCCACCGCCCATGCACCACCGGCGCAACATCAGCGGCGGGCAGGGCCTCAATATACTGCGACGGCTCAAGGCCTTTTGCCCACGCGTGCTTTGCGGCCTCAATCGCCGCACTGAGCTTAATGTATTCAGCCATTGTCAATAGACCGCTTCGCGCTTTGATTTGCTAATTTCCATCGTCAGCTCTCCTGTTCCATGCTTCTTTTGCCTTTGGAATCGACCGCCCGGGATCCAGCGGCAAGAGAAAGAGCCTGCCTTCCTTGTCGGCCTCGGCCAGTTCCCGCAGGCGGTCATAGCTGCAAAAACTTTCCAAATCAGCAAGTCGCATAAGCTTCAGCGCGATCTCGTCCGCCTTATCCTTCGGCAAAACCTCCTCCGGCGTCAGCCCCGTGTCCTCGTAGGCTGCAAGACGCTCCACACACGTCTGTCTGTACGCGCTTTTTGCCGCACGGTCATTGCAATCATTGCCACCGTAGCAATCTGCCGGATAATTGTAATCCGCTGCGCCGCTTGCGAGATATTTTGTCAGTCTCTTCATCACTCCACCTCCTGCATCTTACTAATCACTTTTCGGATCACATCGCCGCCATAAGCGTCTTTTGTCAACTCCAAAAACTCCGCCAGCGTCATTATGCCGTGCTCGAGATCAACACCGTGGTCGCGGGCAAACTGTTTTCTGCCCATGTCGCATGAGCCGGTCAAACGGTGATGCCAGTCGTAAAAATACTGTGTCGGATATGCTTTCTCGCGGTCTGTTTCTCGCAGAAACGTGTCGATGCGTTCATCTTCCGGCATATCCTTGAAAAGCTTGCCTCGCAGCGCTTCCATTGCTTCGCGCAGCGTTTCGCCGTGTGCGAAAACATTTCCCTGCTTGACGATATAGCACGGTGTGAGCGTCAAATCGGCGTTCACGATTGCCCCATGCGCGGTGTTGCCGCGCACGGAACGAATCAGCGTATTTACGCCGTCAATTCGATAGATTGGTTCTCCATTGAAACTTTTAATGCCGTAGCCGTAGCCGGAGCCGTAGCCGTCGCCGGAGCCGTAGCCGTCGCCGTAGCCGTCGCCGGAGCCGGAGCCGTAGCCGGAGCCGTCGCCGTAGCCGTAGCCGGAGCCGTAGCCGGAGCCGTAGCCGGAGCCGTCGCCGTAGCCGTCGCCGGAGCCGGAGCCGTAGCCGTCGCCGGAGCCGGAGCCGTAGCCGTCGCCGTAGCCGTAGCCGTAGCCGTCGCCGTAGCCGTAGCCGTAGCCGGAATTTGCCGTCAGGAATGCTTTGGTCTTCTCCTCAAGCGTCATCTCTTCCACTCCTTTACGCCTCGAAGCGACACCGATGCAGCATCCGTGCACGGGATGATCTGGATTGCTCCCAGCACGGTCATCCACGGAATCGTCACGGTAAAACGGCAGTTGCCCGGTGTTTTTGTGCCGTCCTGTGCGAGCTGTTCCACAGCGCATGCGCCATCCCAGCTCCACAGCTTACGCACATCAGTCATGGTGACTTCGGAGCCGTTTCTCTCCTTGATCTTTCCGAAAAATACGCCTGCGCAGTCGCAGCGAACGATATAGTCCTGATTGTTGTTCATAGTGAAAATTCCTCCTGATTTTTGTTAAAATTTGAAGCTCTCTCTGAGCCTGCTCCCGTTTACCTCCGCCTCCGCCGTAAAGTAGCGGTGGCTCTCGTTGATGTAGATCACGCGCCCATGCGCAGTCGTCTCTTTCGTGGTCACGCTCATAATGCCGTTGCTGCCCTGAAATGCGGCAGGCTTCCAGCTAAATGGTTCACCGATGTACATGGTCATTCCTCCCCGAATCTAAGTTTTGTAACGGCAACGGGAAATTCTTCGATCTCGCTTGCCCATCGTGCCGTGCCTTTGCCGTTGTGCCGCTCAAATACCAGGGGGAACCCGCCGATGCCATCAAACAGGCTGCCCATCGTAACGGGGCGCAAATACTGCGCGCTGATGCGCTTTGCCAAAAAGTCCCAAAACGGCAGCGCGATCGAGTTGCCGCAGGCCTTATAGCGCGGGCTGTCCGCGCTGTCGCGGAGCTTGCCCTTGCTGTCGCGCCACTCGCCGATGTCCGTCCAGCCGTCCGGATAGCCTTGCAGCCGCTCGCATTCCATCGGCGTGAGGCGGCGCACGATCATTCCCGTGCGGACAGTGTTTTGCAGATTCAAACTCTGCCCGCCGCTCTCTTTGGCTTGCAGTGTTCCGTTGATCTCGCCTCCCTCGGTGAAATTGCGGCAATCAACACTGCTGACCACTAAATCGGTGCTGTCCTTGTAGTCCCGCTGCTTGCAGCTGCTCGCAACATTGCCCTCGCGATAATCACCGAAGCCCTGCATTTGATAGCAAACCGCCGGGACCTCGCCGAAGGTGTGCAGTGCAGGACACGGCTTGTCCAGTCCGACGGTGCTGCGGTTATTCGGCGATGTGATCTGCGCGCGATCAAATATCAAAACAGACGGACGTTGATTCGGCCCGTTTGATACCGCGCTCAGCGTCGGCGCGCATTCCTCGGCGTAGCCGATGCCGTTCGCCTTTGCACCCTGCCCCGCCTTAAAGGCCGCGCAGATCACCGGCTGATTGTTCCCGCTCATGCCGGCCGCAGCGGTCAGCGTAGGTGCTCTGTCGTCTGTGCGAATCTCTGCACCGCCCTGCTGCGTCGCCATGCAGATCACTCCGCACGATGCTTGCCCCCTGCTGCTGCCGGCCGAAATGCACATTGCCTTTTCTTTGCTTGTAATCGGGTCTTGCGTCAAGTGGACCGAGATTGCGCAGCCAGCGCCCGCTCCAAAATTTCCGGCAGCTTCTTCCCCCGCCGCTCCGCGCGGCGCAGGATGCCCTGACGCGCTTTTGCGCTCAAAGAGTATTTCCCCTGCGGTGTCTCCTCCAAAATCTGCGACAATCGAGATACGACGGCGACGTTGGGGGACTCCCCAGTGTTGCGCGTCATGCACTCGCCAAGCCACGCTCCATCGTCCTCCCACGTCATCGTGGTAGCCCCCCCAGGTGTTCCAGCCTTTTTCAGGCACTTCAATATCGGGGGCTTCCGGCTCTGCGATGCGGATGATCTCTTCAAGGACTGCCGCGAAGTCTCGCCCTTTGTTGCTTGAGAATGCTCCGGGCACGTTTTCCCAGACCATAAACCGAGGTCTGACCATGTCACCTGTCCGTCCGTTCGATCTGTCATGTTCTCTCATCTCCTTTACGATGCGAACCTGTTCCATGAACAATCCGCTCCTTGCACCGGCCAATCCGGCGCGTTTCCCTGCAATGCTCAAATCCTGGCACGGGGAGCCGCCCGTGATAACGTCCACGGCCTCGATCTCCGCGCCATTGATTTTCGTAATATCGCCGAGGTGCTTCATCCTCTTCCCTCGCATTCCCCGAACAACTCCCGGAACGTCATCCCGGTCAAATCTTCCAGCGCGAGAAACGCTCGCACGGTCACGTCCACGTCGCCCTTGACGTAGCGGCTCACGTTGGTCGCCGAAATGCCGGTCGCCTCGGCAAGCGTGGTCTGGTTGTAGTCGGTCTTCTCCAGTGCCGCTTTTAAGCCCAAATACGGGCAGCGCTCCCACGGGGTCTTGCTCATAACAAATCGGCTCATATCACTCGCCTCCTAACAGCGCCGCGATGGACACGTCCAGCGCTTCGGCGAGATAGAGATACGTCGTGACTATACCGTATCGCTCGCCGCGCTCGATGGACGAGATCGTGCTGTCTGCGACGCCTGACTTCTCCGCAAGTTCTGTTTGGTTCATCCCTCGCATCAGGCGCAGGGCTTTCACCCTCTCGCCAATGCGTTTCTCGGTCGGGATTCCGCTTTTCCCCTTGTCATCCTCCCGTAAAAAGTCGAGCAGGTTAATGCCGACGGCGCGGCAAATCCGCTCGCACAGTGGAATAGTCGGCATGATGCGCGCCATCTCGTAGTTGCACAGCTGCCCTTGCTCAATGCCACACATGCTGGCAAAACTCGCTTGGCTCATGCCAGCGGCAGCTCTCAGCCCACGAATTCGCTCCGCAGTGTCTTTTACATTCATCTTTTCGCTCCCTCATTTCGTTCGTTGGTAGCGCCTCGTCTTAAACTGCCGCGCGCCCCAATAGGCACCGCGTTCCTGCGTTTGGCGCGCTTCTTCTTCCTTTGCCTCGTTGTACTTGGCGATATCCGCCTGATAGTACGGGCAATCGCCGTGACAGCCTACGTGCCGCGTTGGCGGCTTGCAGCTATGGCAGTGCTCAAAGCTCATCTCACACCTCGCGGATCGTGATGCCGTACTTGTCCTGCATCAGTTTCTTTTTCAGCAGATAGTCCTTCGTTTTCACGCCCTTCGCGTCCTCGACCTCGCGCAGCCAGTGCACCGTGCCGTTGCAGTCCGGCTCGGTCTCCCGCTCGTAGGTAAAATCCGCGCGATAGACCATCGGCTTGATCCTCTCGCCCTCGATAGTCGTGTATCCCTCCACGAGGATAAAATTCGCTTGCAGCCGCAAATCGCGAATCCTGCCCATCGCTCGCAGCACTTTCAGCTCGCCGAACCGCGCCGCCTCACGCTCGGAATCAAACTTGATACCGTCACGCACGACCTTGCGGTTGCCGTATTTGCTGCGCTTTTGGACTTCCTGCACGGCCATCTTTGCCATGACCTGAGCTTGAGCATCTTTCCCAAGCTGAGAAATATCAATGCCCATTGCTTCCCTCCAACACCGACTTGACGTACCGCAGGCGCTTATTCGCCTTTTCGCGTCGCAGATTGTCGCCCTTGAACACCAGTGGCGTACACATCTCGATCACGCGGTCATAAATGCGCTGATAGTCCATGTTTTTCGGCTTGCACAGCTCGTCCAGAGTCAAGTTCGTGGTGACGATCAGCGGCTTTTTTGCCTTATAGCGCTCGTCAATGACCGTGTATACCGTCTCCATTGCGTACTCGCTGCTGCGCTCTGCGCCAAGATCGTCAATTACCAACAGCGGGTAGTACCTCACCTGCTTGATGATCTCCTGCTTGTCGTATCCCGCGTTGAGGATTCGCGGGAAGCTCGTAATCATCGCCGGAATTCCGCGATCGATCAGCTCGTTAGCGATGCACGCCGCCGCGAAAGTCTTGCCGTTGCCGGTGTTCCCCCACAGCAGAAGCCCATTGTTCTCGCGCCGCATATCGTCCCACGCGTCGGCATAGCGCTTGCATTTGACGATCTCGTCACTCATCGTTGCCGTGCCGAATCGGCACGCCGTCAGGCTCTTGTCGCGGATTCCGTCAGCACGCAGCGTTTCGATGCGCAAGCGCTTCTCGCGGTCAGCGCGAGCTTTTTTCTCAGCCTCGTACTCTCGCGCCGCACAAGCACACTGACACCCGACAAGGCGGACGCCCCCGCCGATGGGGATGCGGCACTGCTTCGGCGTGTTGCAATGGCCGCAGTACAGCAGCCCGTCTTTCTCGTAGTCGACCAGATCGCGCACAGGCTCGGCCTTTTCCGCGATGCTGTCAATCAATGCGTCAACGTTCATAGGCTTCCCTCCGTGTTGCCGTAGTCGTAGTGATACCCTCTGCCGCTCTCGGGTAGCTCATCGTCCCACCGGCCTTGATTCAGCCATGTAGCGGGGTGTGGAATAAACTGCCCGTTGTTCTGCGTCCATTGGTCGCTGCACTTCTGCCGCTCCACTGCGGTCACAAGTGTTTCGAGTGGTACTTTGACCCGCTCGAAAGCTCTCTTAGCAGACTGTTTCCCGATTTTTCGCGGGTAAACTGACCAAAAACGCTCGAATGCGTCCCCCGTAGAGGGGGATTTAGAGGGTATATCGTCTTCTGTCTTATGTTCTTCGTCTTCTGTCTTATGTCTTATGTTATTAGTAGGCTTGCATTTGCTTACATTTGCTTGCATTTGCTTGCATTTGCTTACATTTGCTTTTGACGCTCTGCCGCCAGCCGCTCCATTTTGAGCCAGCGTACCGGATTTTTGAGCGTCACGGTCGACGACCGCCTTGAATACCGGAAATAAAAGGGACTCTCTCCCAAGGGTATCAGGAATTTCACCAGACCTGGCATATTCTAAAATCGCAACAAACAGACGGCCTTTTTCGTCATCTTCCAGTGCTGCTGTTTGCTCGATCCAGTCGTAATATGCCTTTACATAGCACCTTGTCGATGCAGCTCCCATGCCGTCACCGCCTTAAAACGGCAGCTCGGATTCGTCCTCGCTCGTAACGTCTTGAAACTCGGAAGGTTCATATCGCGGCTCCTCGCGTTTACTGTCGCCGAAATAGATATTGTCGGAAATAATCTCCGCGTTGCGGCGCTTATTGCCGTCCTTGTCCGTCCAATCGCGGACAGTGAGCTTGCCCTCGACCACGACCATGCGGCCCTTGCTCAAATACTGGCAAGCAAACTCTGCCTGCTGCCGCCACGCCACCACATCGAGGAAATAGGTTTTCTTTTCGCCGGTTGCCTTGCTCTTGAAATCGTCATCGACGGCAACGGTAAAGCTCGTGACCGACGTTCCGTCCTGCGTGCGGCGCAGTTCCAGATCGCGCGTAATGCGCCCCATAATGCAAACTCTGTTTAACATGATTCGTCCTCCAAATAGTTTTTCTTAAATACGGCCATAAAAGTATCGTGGCCGTAAAGCTCTTCAAAGCGCTTCTGACACTCGCGTTTCAGCCGCATATCCAGTTCGTGACCGTCTTTCCCGTGCACGCCGTAGTCGGCCATGTTGTGCCAGTCGGCGCGCAGCCACACCCAGCAGCCCCAAATATCGGATAGCTGCCGACGGCCACCACCGTAAATGTGATGTCGCGCGAGGTTCGTTGAGAATCCTGAGATATAGCACTCCCGCTTGTCCTGCATGATGCTTTTAGTCATCTGCCCCATTCCTCCTTCAATGCGTCAAGTTGCTGCGGGGTCAATGTCTCAATCCCCAGCTCCTTGCAGTCCTGCACGATGTTGTCGATCAGGCGTGACATTTGCCTTGTGTCAAAGGTGGACGAGCCGTAATACAGCACCACGTTTTTGCATCCGTCGATTTTGCTGTCCATCACTTCCGTCTGCCAGCCGATACCATTCTTGTTCCAGCCGTCACATAGCTTCTGCACGGCTTTCTCGCGCACACAGACGGTTTCTGTGTTCCCGCCAACGTCCCGCACCTCTCGCCGGTAAACCTCGCTCTTTGGCGCTCCTGTGGCTTCTGCAAGCTTATCCAGCAGCACCCATGAGTAAGCGTTTGCATCAAGGCTCCGCTTCTCGCGGTGCTTTTTGATGGTCACATCAACGTCAACCTCATGCAGCTCGTCATACAGTGTTCCGACGTTCTCCCGCGTAGCAATGGTGAGTAAATACCCACCATCGCGCGCAAGGGTTAGATCATGCAGTCGGGCTTTCATTTGCTTTTCTCCTTGCCATCATGCAAGCCCAGCAGAGCGGAGCTTTATAGGTCTTTCGCGCGTTCTCCACGATCTCTGCAACCGTGTACGACTTGCCGCTGTGCGTCACAGGATAGATGGGCTTGCCGCAGTCCTTGCAAACCGGTTTTCCAGCTGCCTCGTTTGGTTGCTGTCTCTCCGGCCTTTGTGTGTACGTGGTCGCGTCCTTTGCCCAATACACATCAGCGCCAAAACCGAGCGCCTTGCAGGCAACGGAGATAGCGTCGGTCAGCGCCATTTTGAAGCACTCGTCAGAGGTGTAAAGCCCGTTTCGTTCGCTGGCGACAAACGCGCTTCCGCCTGTGCCGGGGATCGCATCTGACCACTCACCATCGACTTTAATAAAAAGGTCAATGTCCACAAATGCGGAAACCTCGTTGTTCGCGCCATTTTCAAGGCGCTTATCGGTGATGGTATATTTCCAACCAATACCGCAAGGGCCGAACTGCTCCGTCAGCGCCTTAATGCGCCACATGGGGTTAATGTCGGTCTTGCCTTTCAGCCTCCCCGCTTGAATTTCGCGCTGTGCAAACGGCGGGACTTGCCGCACGCTTTCATAAATTCCAAGGTTTTCCATCACTTCACCCCCATGCTCATGCCCTGTACAAGCATCGCACCGTCGATTTCAGCACCGTTTTTCAGCAACGGGGCAAGGTCAGTCTTGCTCACCGTGGGGGCGTTGTAAGTAACCTCGCCATCGTGACCGTTGGCGAGCATCCACGCCACCACCGCGCCCATGTCGGAGACCTCCACGCTGGTGGTCTTGCGGTAGCTGATGGAGCATCGCGGGGTTGAAAACTTCTCGCCGTTCAGAACAGAATCGAGATATTTTTTCTTGCTCTCTGCCGCGCGTTCTAAAGCCTGTCTGCGCGCCGCAAGGGTCTTCTCTTCTTCGCGGATCGCCTTTGCTTCGGCAACATCGTTTTTAATCCAAAGCGCGATGTTCTCGATCTTCTGATCTCGTTCCATACTCAGCGCCATGAGCTTCTCAACGTCAAGGATTTCGCCGGTCTCGGCGTCTACACATTCCGCAAGCGCGGAATCAATCTGATAAAGGTTCATCTTTTCCCTCCGTAATATTGTCTGTGCCACAGTAAGGGCACACGGTTTGAGTGGTAATCGTCCAGTTTTCAGCGTCCAAATTTTCCCGGTACGCATAAAGCGCAGGCTCCCGGAAATCCGCACCGCAAGCAAAGCAGTGCATCATTCCGCCGCCTCCAAATACGCCATCGCGCTCTGCACGCCGAACATGCGCGCTGCCTGATGATCGTCAAAAAACACGTCGATGTGGTTGCCGTTCACTCCGCCGCCGCAATCCTCCGCAATATAGCTGCGCTGAGTGCCGTCCGGCCAGATCAGCAGGACGCGCGTCCCGTAGGGGATCACCTTCGGGTCGACCGCGATCGTGCGCCCCTCGGTCGCCAGCGTGCCGGTGGCGGTGTAGCCGCTTGCCCACTTGCCGCAGCAGCAGCGCTTAGGGCAATAGGCCGTCAGCGTAAACTCACCGAGGAAAACGTCGTTGCACACCGCGCTTTCAGTCGCGGGAATGTCCCACGCGGGGTCGTATTCCTCGACGGCCTCCGTGGATTCCTCGGGTGCTTCGACCGCCTGCGCGCTGGTGGCTAAGATGACGACCACGATCAAGAGGATCGTCGCGCCAAGGCACGCCGCCGCAATCAGCGCCGATTCATCGGCCTTGCGCTGCTCTCTCGTGCGCTTGTCGCGCCGCCTCACTTCCTGCACCCCCTGTCGATAAACGGCAGCAGCTCATACAGCACCTTGCACACCGCACACGCGCCGATGACGGCAAGGGAGGTTGCAAAGTCGCAGCTGTTGAGCGCGATCACCGCAGCGGCAATGCCGCCGAAAAACAGCGTGTCAATCATTTCGTGCCTCCGATCAGCATGAGCTTTTCCGCGTCGGTGAATTGCAAAACTCGGTCAAGCTCCCAAATTTCCTCTAACGTCCAGCGGGAACGCCCCGCCATGCGGTTACAGATTTGCGTTTCTGACAAGCCGATTTCCTCGCCCAGCTCCTTGCCGGTGCGAATCAATGCTCGTCCCATCGCGCCGCGCACTGCTCGCTCAAGGTCATTTCGCCGTCGCGTTAACTGTTGTGGCTTTAGCATCTTGCCTTTTCCTTTCTCTCGTGCTACAATAAGCACGGACACAATATCTTGTGGTGAGATTTGTCCCACCCGCCCCGCTCGATGCTGCAGCATTGGGCGGGGCATTTTAAAGGCCTTGCGCTTCGAATCGGTGCCATTCCATAGCAGATCGGTTCTGTTCGCCGCGTCTCTATTCCGCCGCGCATCTCCGCAGTTCTGTTCCTCCGCGTTGCGTTGACTTGCTTAGCAGTTCACGTCCATTCAACTCCCATGCATCTCATCGCTCCTCAACCCCACTGCGCATCTCCGCTAATCGTCTCATTGCCCTCGCTCTCGCTACTCTGTGCAAAGCGGTTCAGTGCCGTTGCATCTCAAGGCCATACCGTAGCATCTCTAAGCGATTCCGCAGCGCATCACTGCTAAGCAGTTCCTTCGCTCTGCTCGGCGAATCATTGCCCTTCCTGGCTTTTCCCTTGCTCTGCCCATCTGTTCGCCGCCGTTCCGTTGCTCGGCAACGATGTTCACGGCGAAGCCATTCCGGTGCATCTCTTCGCTGAACTATTCCTCTGCATCTCTCTGCGTTTCTATTCCATTGCGTTGCCTTCCAATGCTGTGCTGCGCTTCGCATTGCGAAGCGATTCCTTTGCTACGCCATCGCAACGCTGGGCAAGGCTTGTCGATGCTACTCCATCGCGTTACTCGATTTCCTCCCAGCGGAATCTGCCTTTTCCACTGTTGCGCCACTGGCCGATGCCGGAGAATCTGCCGTAGTCCAACCAGTCGCGCACAACGTCGATATGCTCATCACACAGACACACAACCGTAAACTCGCACGTTGCCCCGGCGGGGATTTCCTCGCTCATGGCAAGGCTGACACGCTCGCCCTGCGCCGTCTGCGCTCTCAGCGGGCGCTGGCACTCCTTGATCTCGCCGTCAAAGAGAATTGGAATGGTGCGCGGCTCGGGGAAAATCAGTTTGTCGATTTCCTTCTTGTAAGCCTTGATTTTGCTGCTGGACGAATCCTTGACCTTGCGCAGACCGCCGCAGGTGTCCTTGAAAAAGCCCTTGATCTGGTAGTCGTACAAAAACGGCGTGCCATCGTCCAGACGAGGAAAAATGGTCATGGACTTTTCGGCTACCGCGTCAGCGCCGAGCGCTGCCACCTCGTCCTCCACGCTCGCCGCATCCGGTGCGTGGCTGCCGATAAACTCGCGGTAGATATCGGGGTTCGCGGGGCTGGTGCCGAGAACCGGCTCAATAAACGTGAGCTTAACTTTGAGTTCCTTCATCTTTCATTTCCTCCTGTTGTGTGTTAGTTCTCTTCGCTGGATTTCAGCAGCACATCTACGGTAACGCCGAAGTAGTCGGCGATGGCTTTCACGGTATCAATGCGCGGAGCATTGATACTGCCATTCCACTTCCCAATCGCGCCATTTGCGATGCCGCACGCTCTCTCAAGCGCCCAAATGCTGATATTTCGCTCATCGCAAAGGCGCTTGACGTTCTCATAAATCACTCTCGATCCTCCTTTCACACTCATTCGCATTGTCAAGGGCAATGCGAATTTCTATAGCGTAGCATAGAAAATTTTGAGGGAATTGCCCCCACGCTCTTGACAAGAAGATAGAAAACGCGCTATTATAGTTTTGCAGACATAATTCAACATTTTCTAAGGCCCGCATTCGGTGGGGGCTTGGTTTTTTGTCACCCTCTGAAAGCTATTATAGTAGAAAACCCGCTACTTGTCAATAGCTAATTCGCTACAAAAGAAATATTTTTGCCTATGAATACACGTAATAAAATCATTGTCCAAAACATAAGAAGCTTTGCGCAAATACGCGGGACCTCGATCAAGCAAATAGAGAAAGACCTTGACCTTGGGAATGGAATGATTGGTAAGTGGGAAGATTCCAAAAAAAGTCCGCCGTTTGAAACCATTGAAGTAATTGCAAATTACTTGGGGGCGTCTATTCTTGAGCTGGCGGGAATAACGCCGAGCGAGAACGAAAAAGCCCCCGCCACAGAGGGCGAGGGCTTAAGCGCAGCAAAGAAAGCGCTATTGGTAGCTATTGATGATTTGTCCGACGCTCAGTGTGAAAAGCTCCTTCCGATTGTATTGAGCGCAAAACAAGTACTATGAGTAATGTTTTTATTCCGACCAATCCGCATGATAAGATATTGACCGATGCAGAGCGGCAAAAGTGGGAAAGCGATCTTGATAACAAGAAAGATGACTTCCCGTATATCGCTTTGACAAAAGCGCAGCTAAAACTTTTAAAGCAAGCGCGAACCGATGCCGTATTGATAACCGCGCATAATGAAAATGATGCTAATGTACTCTGCGGTCATAGATTTGCATATTACCTTGTAAATGGCGAAAAGCGAGGGCTTATTGCTCGCCAAAGAGGGGCTAATTATCTTGCATATGCGCAGAAAGAAAACTCCCAAGCGTGGTCTATAACGGCGAGGGATTGCCTCGTTGCTGCAATAGGTGCTGTTTTCGGGTTTCTGCTGAATTGCTTGTTCTCTGGTTAATTATATTGCCACTGAATGTTCAGCGCTTCTCGGATAGCTTCAGCTTTTTCGGGGGTAATGTCTGTCGGCTCGTAGTCTTTGCAGGGATTGTCTTTCCCGCAGCCAAGAACGTACCAACCACCCCAAGTAGTATAGCGGACCACAACATGCTTGCACCCAGAGCACGCGATGCTTTTGCACTTCGGAAGCGCCGCTTTGTCAATGATGGCAGATCGGCGGTTGTATTCTCGCTCCGCTTCCTGCGCCTCTGCAAGCTGCAATTTAAGTTTGCGGTTTTCTTCCCGCAGATTATTTAATTCTCTTCCTGCAATAAACATTCTAGCCTCCATAAAACATATTCCGCCTGGCTGTCAGTAAGTGATAGCACCTCAGATTTTAGGCACTCTCTAATAAGAATAGCATGGTTTTCTTCTTCGCACAACATTTTGTGTCCCTCCAAATAATTGATAGTAACGGGGCTATGTGTCGATTATTGCACAAGCGTGCAACAGAAAATACAAAACCAAAAGGTGGTGTGCCAAATGGCGAAGAGCAAAATTCCCGGCCTGTCATTTAGTTGGAAGCGTGCGCTCGGAATCACGAAGATGAAAAGGAAAATTTCAAAAGCAACTGGGATCCCAACGACCAAAGCAGGGCGGCAAAGAAAACTTGGCAAGCTCCTTGGTATGAAGTAAGTGATAAGCCCTCGCCGCCTCTGCAACAACGGCGAGGGCTTTTTGCAGCCAGCGGGGAGCGGTCGCCGCTGCTTGTTTTCACCGTACAACACCCAGCACTGCACTTTCAAGACTTGGATTCGACACTTCGACAGCGTCCGACATATTTCATTGCTACAAAAAAGTGCAACATTTGCACTGAAAGGATATGATGTTAAGTGAACATTCAGAAACGATGTCAGGAGCAAAAAGACTTGTTAAGACTAACGCATCAAGATATTGCCGACAAAGCAGGCTTACCGTTGCAAACAGTAAAAAATTTTTTCTCCCGCGCATCTAAGTCCCCATCAGTTTATACGGTCGCTGCGATTTGCAAAGTGCTTGGCATATCTCTTGATGAAATATTCGGAATTTCCGAACACTTGACGCCGACCGAAGAAACCTTGCAGGCGCGAAACGATGAGCTAGAACGCCACGTTGACGCAAAGACTGATACCATCGAGATCATGCGGCGTGGAGTGCGTATCCGCAACATTGTGATTGCTATAATGTTTGTCATCATTGCTATGCTTGCTGTGTGGTGCGTGTACATTGATTTTCACTGCATAGATTACGGATTTTGGAGGGGGATTTGATGAAAATACCAAAAGCAAAACTGCTGCCATCTGGGAACTGGAATGTCAGCGTCATGGTAGACGGAAAGCGGGTGTCCGTCACAGCGCTTACCAAGCGGCAAGCAGAGAACGAAGCCGCCGCATTGAAGTCCGGCGCGAAGTCTGCTGCTCGTGCGTCCGAGCGCACGGTTGGTGATGCTATCGACCGATATATCGACAGCAAGGACGCAATACTCTCCCCCTCCACCGTCAACGGGTACAGAAAACTCCGCAAGGTGGTTTTCCCGGAGCTGATGAGCGTTAAATGCGCCGCGTTGACGCAAGACCGCGTGCAGCGTGCCGTGAATAAGATGGCGCGGGAAAAGTCCCCTAAGTATGTCCGCAACGCTTACGGCCTGTTTACTGCGGCAATGGCGGAGGAATGCCCGGATAAAGTGTTCCGTGTATCCTTGCCACAGAAAGAAGCCCCTAAAATCAAAATACCTACCATGGAAGAAATCAGAACCTTACACGAAGACTGCAAAGGCACAGCGTTTGAATTGCCTTTCCTTCTGGCCGTCTGGCTCGGCCTCCGTACATCGGAGATCAGAGGTCTGACATGGGATTGCCTTGACGGCGATATTCTGACGATCAAGCAAGCAATGGTAGACGGTGAGGACGGCCCGCAGCTCAAGCAGCCTAAAACCTATAGCGGAAACAGAAGACTAAAAGTGCCGCCGTATATTATGGGGCTGCTTAACGCAACACCGCGCGCAGATGAGTATATTGTCCATGCGACCAGGAACGTCCTGTATAAGCATCTGCAACGCGCGTGCGCTCGATGTGGTATCCCTCCGTTCCGATTTCACGACCTCCGTCATGTAAATGCGTCGGTCATGCTCAGGCTCAACGTTCCCGACAAATACGCAATGGAGCGCATGGGGCACTCTACAAACAACATGCTAAAAAACGTATATCAGCACACAATGAATGATAAAGCCGTAGCAGTGGCAGATGCCGTTGACGGCTTTTTTGAATCCGAATTTCATCTGTAATTCCATCTGCAATTCATCTGCAAAAGTGTTGTTTTAACGGAAGATAACTTACAAATATCGCAAGTAATGCACAAACAGGCAAGCCAGAAAACCCTTGAAAATACAAGAAAAACCCCGCAGTCGTTGAAACTGCGAGGTTTTTTCTTTGGTGGAGGCGGCGGGAGTCGAACCCACAACCGAAATCGCAAAAGCATTGATATTGCAAGGTTTTTTGTAACTCATCTGCAATTTCATCTGCAATTTACTTTTCCAGTTTCCGCATGACGCTATTATAGACGCGCTCGTTTACAATTTTCAAGTTGTCCATCAGCTCGTCCATGATCTCCCACGCCTTGTCCGGTGGAACATCTGCCACTGCGCGCAGAAAATCGCTGTCGCCGTATGTCTCGACGCTAACCGGCGCGGGTGCTGCGGAGTATTCCATTGGCAAAGCCCTCTCTCTGTTGCCGCTTTGCTGGTCGCGGATGGCATACAGCACGGCAAGGCGCTCATAGTTTTTCCAGCTCGATTCTTCTGTTTCAAGGCGGGCTATCCAGCGATTGACCTCATTCTCGTCGACCATAGGGGTGCCCCCCCTTTAGCCCTCGATCGTGTCCATGCAGCGCTGGATGGCTCTGCGGATGCTTTCGTCGTCGGCGTTGTCCAGCATTTCCTGCAACTGGCGTTTCATGTTGTCGATGCCGCCGTCACGGGAATAGTGGCCGCGCACATAATGCGTGCCACGTCTCGCGTTGGACATATCACGGTCATAAGCGCCGTGCATACCCGGCTGCCAGTCTCCGTCGCGAGAATAGCGGCGAGAATAGTCTTCATCGCGGGAATAGCCGTCGTCCTCCAACATCTCAATCTTATCGATGTTCTTGATGGTGTCCGTCAGCTTGTGCGCAATTTCGAGATCGCCCGCGCCAAGCTCGCCCTTACGTGCTAGCTCGTCAAGTTCGTCGCACAGCATATTGCGCAGCTCGTACATTGCTTTCTTACTCATGTCCATTCTCCTTTCACGCGATTCTCTCAACCATCAAATTCGAGTTGGCGAAGTTGACGGCCTGAGTGCTTGTGTTTTCCATTGCGACCGTTAGGCAGCAGCCTTTCGGGACGCAGGCCTGTGCGGAAACATAAATGTTAAAGTAGTTTCCTACCGCCGCGGGCGTGACGGTCGCCGTTGCACTGGTCAATGGCTCTCCGTTGATGGCAAGCGCCGCCGTGATAGCCTCGACCGTGCCTCCGGTGGGAATAGCGATGTTGCCGCCATAGGAGACCCTAAACAGGGCGCGATTTTGATTGGTGATGCCGCGAAGCGTGACAACGCCTGCGCCCTGACGATGCACGATACAGGGTTTGCTATTGACCGCCGTTTCGGTCAAGGGAACGTTCTGGCCAGCAGCAACGGTCTGAATTGCCGCAGAAGTAAATTCTGCCATTAAAATCATTCCTTTCTCAGTTAAAATACAGCGGCAGGGCTATTGCCCCGCCGCGTTGTCGTAGTATCGGCACGGGGCCGAACATTTCCCCCACATGGGGAAAAAGCTATGCTATGCAGTTGTCAGCAGCCGCAACCGGAACCGCAGCCACCATAGCCGCTACCCGCCCACGGGTTACATGTAATGTAAGCGGGGGAAGGGCACGGACGCAGCTGCGAAATCAGATAGTTGTTCTGCGCGGCCTGAGATGCCGCCAGTTTCAGATTCTGATTCTCGGTCTGGAGGTCAGCCAGCTTGCTCTGCGTCAGGAAGTCGAGGATGGCGCGGCTGTTCTGGTTATTCGCGTCAATGATGTCGCGTGTGGCGTTCTGCACGGTGTTGCGCGTGTCGCACGCCTGCGCCGCCATGTCGTAGCGCACCTGGGCGATAGCTGCACGGTTTTCGCAGCAACAATTAGCGGCCTGCATCTGCATGGCGTTGAGCTGCTGCATCAGCGCCGCCTGCTGGTTTGCGCGGGACAGCTCGGCCTGTGCAAAGCCGTTTGCCATCGCCATGTTGGTGCCGTTGACAAGCTGCGCCTGCTGGTAAAACCCGTTGCAAAGGCCGTCGTTCACGCTGTCGATCTTGCGCTCGATGTTGGAGAAGTCGGACGCCAGTACATAGCCGTCGACCACGCCGCCGGAATTGACGCCGTTGTTCCCCCATCCGTTGCCACCCCAGCCGCAGAAAACAAACAGGAAAAGAATGATGATCCACCACGCGCCATCGCCGCCGAAGCCGCCAAAGCCGCTGTTCATCATGCCGGTTGGCGTAACAGGCATAGTGGCCTGAACTCCGCCGTCAGAAAGAGACATAGTATCACTCCTTTGAAAAATTTTTATTTATCAAATCGTGGCCACGATGTTGATTACTGCATCAAGCTTTGGAACTGCTTTGCCATCTGCTGCAGCTGGTTGAGCTGCTGCTGGTTGAGCCTACCGCTCTGCAAGAGCTTTTCGACCTCCGCTTTGGGGTCGCCTTGGAAGTTTGCTTTGAACTGCTGGAACTGCTGCATCATCTGCATGAAGCCGTTCCCGCCGCCGAGCGCACCGAAAAAGGGATTATTCATCGTCATCGTCCTCCTTGCGCTTCTTCTTGCCCTTCAATTCGCCCACAAGCGCCGCCAGCGCGTCAAACTCCTTACGGGTGACAAATTCCACGCCCTTTTCCTGTGGCGCTGTGCGGGGCGTTTCTGCGCGTTCTACGAGGTCATAAATCTTGAGCGTCGGCTTGCCGCTTGCGTCGGACTGTTTGAGGTACACCGTCGGCGCGCTGGAATCCCACAGCGCAACGGCAGAGTTGGGCGCGATGAGATAACCTCTCGCCTCCTGCTCGCCGTTGACCCACTGCACGCCGCCCTGTGCGATGGGGTTCTGTTGCACTGGCTGCTGCATGGGCTGCATCTGTGGCTGCTGCATCTGCCGCATCTGCATGAGGTTATCCGGCATTGGCTGCGGATAATAGGGATTGAAATAGGGATATGCCATGTTCATTCCTCCGTTTCTTTTACCCAGTAATAAAGCGGGATTTCATTCTCGCTGTTCCAACTGTCATGGATTGTCCCGTCCTGAACGCACACCACATGCCCAGAGAGGGCGAGAATATACGTCCCGCGCGGGTGCTCGTCGGCAAACCTACCGACCGTGTAGCAGTCCGGGCAAGTGTCCGGTATGATATATCTCCGGTAGCCTAAAGACCGCAGATACGCGCCCCAACAGGCGTTTGCATTGGGCAAGTCGCCGTCTAAGTACCCCCGTATGCACAGCGACAAATAAACCTCTCCCCAGTCCTTCCCGGTCGCCTTACAGATCGCGCGCACGGTGCAGTCCGACGCGTTTCGCCCATTTGGATTTGGGTTGAAATAGCTATACATGGAAAAGCTCCGCGAAATAGACGTAAGTGCGCAGCTCGTCGGGATTGGGGAACAACGTCAAAATATCCATCGCCATCTGCTCGGTAAATCCCAAAGCTAAAAGCCGTTCGTACATTTCGCGCACCTCCTTTATTATCTATATGGTATCAAAAAACGGGCGCTCAAAAGCGCCCGTAAAATGCCCGTATTCTGCCGCAAAAATATTTTCAAAAACTTCGATTTTGCGCTTGACATATTATACCATATATGATATATTTATATCAACAAGAGGGGCGCAGCCCAGGAGGTAAATGAAATGAACGATATCCAGATGATTATGGCCATGGCAAACGGCGAGATCCCAACCGGTTCTGAAACGATTGCAGAAAAGACGTTCACGACGAACGACGGAGAGTATTCCGCCACCGCATCCATCAGCGTCCTGCACGAAGTTTTTGAAGACGGGCACCTGGGTGAGATCGTAAACGGCGGTTGCGATGTCACCACCAGCGGCGGTGTTGTGTACGCCGCGCAGACTTACTACGAAGCCATTAAGATGGCAGAGGAACTTGTGACTCATTGGAACGACGGTGACTACAACTGGGAGCCTAAAAAGGCTCAGTGGTAAAGGAGGATTCGGCATGACGATCAAGGAATATCGCGAAGAGCTTGGCATGACGCAGGCGCAGCTCGCCGCTGCGCTGGGCGTCGCTCAGAACCACATTTCCCGCTGGGAGCGCGGCACCGTGAGTCCGAGCGCGGACACCTTGCGAAAGATGGCGGAGATCTTCTCCTGCCGCATGGACGATATCACGCCCGCGGTCAAAAAACTCAAGGCAAAGGATATTTTCACCCGCGAGGCCTACGAGGGGGCGACCGCCGAGCAGCGCCGCAGAGAGTTTAAGGTCCAGCAGGCGTGCGAATACAGCGGATGGCGTAGGTACCCCACAATCATGCACTTGCTGGTGGAACGCATCCCGGCGGAGTGGTGGGATATGTACAGTGCACAGCAGATCGGCGAAACAATGGCGCTGCTCAAAGCCACCTATGATGACGGAGTAGCTTTTGGGCGCGCGCACCCAGAAATGTAAGGTTGACATTTGCGATCCGGCGTGGTACATTGATGATGTCGAGTATGAGAGGCGCTCATTCTCGGAGCGGCGCGATCCCGCCGCCGTGGATTGAAATATAATTTAGAACAAGTACAAAGTGGGAAAAGCACCGACTAACCGTCGGTGCTTTTTTCTTGCCCATTTGCAATTTTTGTATACGCTCTTCGCTTGATTTTTGCCAATCCGTCAACGCTGACGTGCAACATGTCCGCGACCTGTACGCAGCTTTTCCGCCGCACGTCGCACTCGATGAGGCATGCCATCTCATCGGGAGGCAAGTCATAGGCTTGGATGTAAGCTATAGCCCTGCGCGGGGCCATAGAGGATAGTTGCGCGCGGATTGCTCGGTGCTGCTTGTCCATGCTGTGCGCTGGGGCTTGCAGAGCGCTCACGCGAGGGGAGACGTTGCAGGCCTCCCGCCCGTTTTCCTTTCCGTGCCCGATTCGGGCACCGTTATTTTGTCGCTCTCTGGATCATCGTCACGACTTCTTGCCGCGTGATAAATCTCTGCGGCGCGCTGCCGTCCGTGATGCCCACAGCTTTTGCCGCCGCCCAGTCTTTCGCCGCCCACGAAGAGACGGGCTTGGTGCCGATCTGTGCCAAATAGCTGTCCATCATCTTGTTAAACGTTGCCTGATCCATGTACTCCTCCATTTCCGGCGGGTACTTCCCCGCCAAAATCATGCGCCCTGTGTATCGCATATGGTCGTCCCACTGGAAATGCGGTCGGTCGGGGAATTTCTTCCAGTCGCCGCCCCACGAAAAGCCGACATGCTTGCCGATCTGCCCGCAGCGAGCGAAGAACGACGGATCGTCGTACTCATGCCCCTTGACGTTTTTGCAGATGTCGAACGCCAGCCCAGCTTTGACGCCGTGGAACGTCGGGCGCGTCGCGGTCTTTGCCGCGTAGCCGTTCGCGGCAAGATAACGCTGGTACTCGGCATCCCTGACCGTCTCCGTCACGAGTACGGGAAGCCCCGCCTCCTTGCAGAGGTCGAGGAAGATAACGCAGTTTGCGCGCACGTCCGCCCGCAGGTCGGCGATGTCCCTACTGTGATACATCGCCGTGCTCCTTTTTGTAGTTGGCGCTGGATACGCCGATGAGCGCGCCGATAAACAGTGCCACGGCGCTGATGGTGGTTGTGACCTGCTCTACATACCCCCAGCCCCAAACACCCGCCAGCGCGGCGTAGAGGCCGGAGCAGGCGGGCAGTACGATGAGCACGAGCCACTTGAGCACATCGTACACCTTGTTACTCATTTCAAACTTCATTGTTCTTCTCCTTTCGTTTTCGTCCAACGATAATTTCCACCAGTGTCAGAAGCCCGGTAAAGGCTTCAATGATGCCGCCCGTACCCAGCAGGTACGGGAAGATGTTGTCCCACTGCCACCCCTTGATGCTGTAAAAGATGACCGTGTAGATCACAAAAGCGGCGATGAAAATGCCAACGATAATCAAAATGATGTTCCTCGTTCGCAATTTCGATGCCTTTTTGATAAGGCGCTTCATCCGACCGCCCCACTCAGCAGCCACGCGATAAACGCGCCCGCCAGCGCCGCGAGAGCCTTGTCGACCAAACTGTCCCAGCGTTTCCCGGGCTTTCCTGTGATGGCCTTTACGTCCTCTTTGATCTCCTTGACATCGCCCTCGACGGTCTCCTGCTTGGTCGCCAGCACTTCCACTGACGTTGCCAGCCTGTCAAGCGCCGTTTGGTGCTCCTGCAGCTCGTTGATTCGATGCGTATTGCTCTTGCATCGGCTTTCGATCAGCGCGATCGACGCGTCATCGTAGTGCTTTGCATTATCCATATTACGCTCCCTTTCTGCGGCGTATTACGCCGCCTTGAAATAGTTGCCGATGAGCTCGTGCGGCAGATATTGCAGCGTGATCTTGCCGCCTGCCTGCTCGCCGGTACGCTCGCAGAGGTACACCTTTCCGTCCTCACCGTCGAGGTAGTATTTGCCGTACTCGTACTCCATGCCGCGCGCTGCGGGGATGGGGTCATCCTGCGTGCCCGCGTGCTCGGCGTCGATGACCGCCCAGAGATTCGGCGTCTTGTCCGGCGTCCAGTCGGCCTGCGAGGTATGACCCTGGCCGGGGCGTACCTTGTACACTTTTCCGCCGTAGCTCCTGCGGTCGCCCTCCGCGTAAGCGACAGGGTACGCCCATGCCGTGATGAGTTCCGGCACGCTTGCCGCCTCGCCGTCGCTCAGGCTGACCGTCGCCTGCTCGATAATGGGGCGCAGCTCCACCGCGCGGGCATACGTGACCGGCTCACCGGCAAGGGCGGTGACGGTCGCTTTGGCGCTCTCGGTCTCCGTGGGCTTGCCCATCTTGATAGATACCGTGCCGTCGCGGTGGTCGGTGATGGCCCCGCTCAGGCTGTACGCGCTGTTGTCCCACTCGTTGACGACCTCTTTGGTCTCGCCCGTGGGCTGTCCGTCCTCGTCGTATTTGGGAACGGTGTCGCGCTGGACGATGCTCCACGGCGTGTTGTCGGGCAGCAGCACCGCCGCGTCCGTGGCGGTCATTGTCAGGCGGATGTTCTTGACCTCGCGCTCGTTCCATTCGCGGTCTTTCAGGATGCCCGTGATGGTCGCGGGGTACTCGGTGTTGTTGACTTTTACGTAGATGCTCATATGTGCTCCTTTCTATTGCTGCACGGCGTTCGCTTGCAGCCATGTTAAGAGGTCTCCCGTAGGCGGTTCACTGAATGTGATGGTGCGCTTTGCGCTATCTCTCCAGCGGCTCTGTCCGTTGGTTTGGGCATACACCCACAGCGGGTCGGTTTCTGATGCCGTCGAGAAATACTGCAATGTATAGAAGCCGAGGTTACCGTTGAAGCCATATTTAATGCGGACGTAAGACGTCCCATCTGAAGACTGAAAATTTGCGCTTTTGTCTACGCTCCCACTCAGCACTTCATTTAACACCCACGTCTTTCCGATTGCCTCCTCAAACGTGATGTCATACCCCGTGCCGTTAATCAGCGTCCTGCCCTTCTTGATGCTGTACACAGTGCCGTTGACCATGCACTTGCCGCCCTGCACGGTGTAGGCCGTGCCGTTGATGAGGGTTTTGTGTGTAGCGGGAGGGGGTGGCGTGACATTGCCGGAGCTGTCAACTTCCATGTCGGGCGGAAGAATGAGCGCGGGGCGGATGCCAGCTGAGTTGGATGCTTTGTTGGTCTCGCAGACGCCGTCGTAGTTGACGAGCCACACCAAGCTGGTGTTGTAGGTGACCGGGGAGCGGAGCCACCAGTAGTCGGCCGAGCCGTTCCAGTACGCAATGCGCTTGTTCAGCGCAGACGAACCGGTTCCGGCCTCGAAGTAGGACAGCTTCGCACCGTCTACCGGGAGGTAAGAGTTATCGCTGGTCGTGAAGCCAATCTCGTAGCCGGACAGCAGGAAAATCTTGCAGAGCAGGCCGTTAGCACCACTCTGATCCGAGCCACTGGAACCGCCGTTCTTGCGATACGGAATCTTCACCTGCTTGATTGCGTCCCTGATGTTGCTCTCAAATGCGTTCAAGAGCGTGCTGTTCAGTATGCTGTGGATGGTGCTGTTCTCCAGATTGTTCACATCCGAGCTGTGCCATCGGGTGGCCTCGAAGATGTCCTTCATCAGCAACCAAGTGCCGTCGCAGGATTCGTCGTACAGAGAACTCGGTTTGCCCTGATGGACGACGATAAACTCTTTCGCTGCACCGTTGACGTTCAGTTTGACGATACTGCCGACGGCTTTGGTGCCGAGTTTTGCATTTGCCATCTCAGCGCCTCCTTATTGAAAGTACCAGTTGATAGCGTAGTTCTCGGTGGGCGTGGTCTCAACGTTCACCAGCGTCTGCTTGACGATGTTGCCGGATGCGATGTAGTCGCTGCCGCGCGTCGCTGCCACGATGCCGCCGCTTCCGTTGCCCTTGAGGAGGGAGGTGGTGCTCGGTGCGCTGGCAATCGTCACCGCGCCCGTCTTGCCGTTGACGCTCGTCACGGGGTAAGGCGGCGGGTTTTCGAGGGAATACTGCCGCTCGTTTGCAACGTTGGAAAGACCAACGTCACTTTTGCTGACGCTCTGCAATGCACTGTCTGCCTTGCCGAGGGACGTTTGCACGTCCTGCGCAAGGTCGCTCTTAGCAACCGTAGACTTAAAGGCCAGCGCGCCCAAATCGCCAAACCACTTGGCGATTTTGCCAAACAGCACGGAGAGCTTTTCCCCCGTCGCGATGTTTGCGCGCGTGGTCGCTGCCGTAAAAGCCGCCGTGACGTTACTGCCGTTGCCGGTCTTGTCCAGCTTACTGGAAATGTCCTGATGCTGTGTCAGATAGCCGCTGTCGTTGGTGAGTTGAGAGGTCTTTGTGGGGATTTCGGCGCGAATGTCGGGGTGCGCTGTCGTGCTCTCATTGTGAGCTTTGATTTGCGCGGATACGTCCGGCGTAGGGATTTTACCAATAGCGTCATCAACGTACTTGTAGATGTCCGTACGCTTGCCCCGCGGGTCGTAGATGCTTGCGAGCATATCGCCAGCGCCTTGACCGTTCGCACCGTTATAGACCTCGAAGTCGAACGTCGTGCCGTCTGTCAGGGTGATGGTGTACACGTCGCTCGTGCCGGGAGCGTGGTTGCCGCTCTTGAGAGCGATGCCGGAAATGCCGTTACCGGTTGCACCCTTCGGGCCGGGAGCGCCAGTGCCGCCGCGCGGCAAGCCAAAGACCAGCTTGTAAACATTGTCCACGAGGGATTTGCTCACCGTCGCAGGCTTGCCCGTCTCAAGCGTCACCGCCTCGACGATCATGTTGACGATGGCGTCGCGCGCCGCCTGCGCGTCGGTCTTTGCGGTCTCCGCCGCAGACTTGGCAGATGCCGCGTCTTCGGCGCTCTGAGCGGCCTGTGTGGCTTTCTGCCCCGCAGCGGTCGAACTACCCGCCGCAGCGTCTTTTGCGCTCTCTGCGGCTTTCTGTGCCGATTCCGCCGCCGTCTTAGCGGTCTGTGCGCCGGTCTGCGCACTCTCCGCCACTTTCTGCGCATTGGCGGCGGCGGTCTGTGCATCCTTTGCCGCCGTCTCCGACTTTGCCGCATTGGTTGCCGCCGTCTGCGCGGCCTGCACCTTCTCGTCAACGCCGGTCGCAGATGCAGCAGCAGCAGCCGCAGAAGATGCCGCCGCTTTTGCGGAAGTGTCAGCCGCCGCAACCTTGTCGTCGATGCCCTGCGCTGCGGTCTCTGCTCTGGCTGCGTCCTTTGCCGCCGCGTCAGCCGATGCCTTGGCGCTGTCAGCATACTCCTTAACGCCCTGCACCTCCGCCGCAACAGCGTCCTTCGCATACTGCACGACCTGCGAACCTTTCAGCTTCTTCGCCTCGCCGCCCTGCTCAAGCACAAAAAGGTCTTCGCCCGTGATCTGTAATGCTTGCGTGAGGTCGGAAATTGTTTTATCAGCCATCAGTTACCTCGCTTTCCTCGTCAGGCTTCTCTGCCGCTTTGACCTGAATTCTCAGCGCGGCAAGCTCGCGTTTGTCCTTTTCGTACTCCGCGACCTCGCGCTGCAAGATCGCATAAGCCTGCTGCAAATCCGTCTGCACGCTGCCGACTTTGCCCGCCTGAGAGGCGGCGATCAGCACTGTTGAGAGCGTGTCAAACGCCCTATCAAGTAACTGCATTGCCTGTTCCATCTAAACACCCCTTCTCCATCCTGAGCCTGTACCGACCCACGGAATGCCTTTGTAAAATTTCGAACCGTCCGAGCAGTAAAGGATACCTTGCCCAAATGCGCCGCCCTGAGAGAGCCACACGCGCCCTGTCGTATCTTCTACCCACACAGCGTAGAGCGTGTACCCCTGACCGGGAGAACTCGTCATGCCGCTATACAAAACGATACTGCCACCCGGAGAATACACCGTGCCAGAACCATCCGAGTTGAGCGACCAGCCCGCGAATGTATAGCCCGACCGCGACGGCGTTGTGCTCGGTAGATATATCCTTACATACCCTGTGTTGTTGGTCTCGCTGCCGTACTGCGTGCTCGGCACGCCGCTGCCGCCGTTGACGTTGAATGTGACGTATGCGTAATACGTTTTTGCCGGTGGCGGGGCGGTGGTAAACGTGCCGTTATCTCTGTACTCGCTGAATGCCCAGCCGCCTGTTGTGCGGTACAGCATATCCGCCGACCATGAATAAGTAACGCCGGGTTCAAGTCCCGTGATATCCAACGCCCACGTGTTATAGCCGCCGCTTGTCTGCTTAGAATCAATTGTATAGGTGTTGACTCCAAGTATCGTGACTTGCAGCCGTCTCGCATAATCGTAATCTTCCGAGCCGCCTGTGAACTCACCTGTTAAATACGCTTTTGTGCCGTCTCTGCTGTCCGGCATGATCGTTACGCTTAAAGTTGCCATATTAGCTCACCAACTGCACATACAGCTGCCCCGCAGCGCCGGTTCCAGAGGGCGCGGAAGGGCCATAGCTCAAACCGCCGAGGCACAGCGCGCCAGCGAGCACGATGCGGTTGTTTTGCAGTGTGATCGCGCCGCCCGTGCCAGCCGAAAGAAACAGATTGCCCGCCGCCTGAATTTGTATGCCACCATACGTCGTTTTGATGCCGAGGCCGATGCCGGTCGTCGTGTATGCAATTTCAATCGACCCGACCGTGGTATTGGTGCTTGCCAGCAGATCAATGTATCTTCCGCGCAGCTTTTCCGCCGTGATAGAAGTACTGTCAATGTACGTTGCGATTGCACTATTGACCTCATTTGCGCTCAGACCCGCGTTGTTGTCAACGTAAGTCTTGGTCGCATAAGACGATCCGTCCTTTAAGTCCCCAACGGAAATGCTGTTCGCCTGAATCTGGTCTGCCGTGAGCTTGCCGGTAATGTTCGCCGCAGCGACGTACAGATTGTCCGTCTTGATGCTGCTACCGTTGATTTTGGTCGTGCCGCTCGCGTCCGTCACCGTCAGACCGTCCAGCGTGGTCTTGACCTCGGTATACTTGCCATCGATCCCCTCAACCTTGAGCATGATTTCCTCGCTGGTTTTGGTGATAGTCGAGCGTGTTTCGGCAATCTTGCGATTAAATTCCTGCGTGATGTACCCCTCGGATGGGTATTCATCTTCCATCTCTGCTTCTCCGGGGGAAGAAATACCCGCGTATCCGCGCCCATCATCAGAGAGTTTAGACAGCGGCGAATAAATGCCACCAACTGTCACGCCATCGCCCAGCTCTGCCGCTGGATCAATGTTTGCCGCGCCTGCTTCGTATGCCTGATACTGGTAGCCTTTCATGGTTTGCAGTAAGGCGTTTACCATTGGCTGCGTGGCGTGAGGGCAACTTGCAATGACCTCCATGCCGGTATCATCACCCGCCGTCAGGCTGTTTTCATCGTCCACAAGCAGCGTCACGCGAGAGATAGGCTTGTACTTGCCCTTGTCGGAAAAACTTGTAACGTCTCTGCCGACATAATACTTTTCAGACAAGAATCCTCACCCCTCCAAATGTGATAGCATTGCCCGCTTCTGTAATGAGATAGTTTGTCTCGGTAGGCATGGACAACAACGGAATAAGCAACAGTTTCCCTGTATCGGTGATAATCCAGTTCCCGCCGTGCGCCGCTGCGATAAAACATAGCTCATTGCGGATGGTGTAATCATTTGCGGGATAGTCGATGGTGTACGAGCTATTGAGCACTGTGCGGCTGTCCAGCTCCACGCCCATCAACTGGCAAAAGATGTTTACAGCGTCAGGCATAGTCATCGGGAAGTTAAGCGGCTGGTCTGGCTCCCACACAACGTCAGCCTTTCTCATAGCGTCGTATGCTTCGAGTTCCCAATAATCTCCATCGCAGGAACGGCGGTTGGTAAAAAACACGCCTTTGGGGATCCAGTCTGTCGCCTGACTTCCATTAACAAGCCTGAGATAACGCTTGATCGTTGCGGCGCGCGGTACGTTGTCCGCATACAGTGCCAGTTTTAATGTTGCGCAGCAAGCGTTTCCAATGCCGAATTCTTCAAACAACTGCGATTCGACGGAGTGCGACACTTCCGCATCTTTGCCATATTCCGTGCCCGCAACGTCAAATTTGTACTCTCGTTCTGTGCCGGGGGCGTGGAGCAGCTCGCGCCACAGTGCACTTGTTGTCTGCCCCATGTCACACCTCAATCAAATTAAACGTCGCGCCGCCCCACACCTCGTTATCGTCTGCCGCTTCTTCAAGCGTGCATTCCATCGACGAGCAGTAAAACGTGCTTGTTCTCACGCCATGCAAGTCAAGATACTTGACCGTGCACGTTGTCTTATTGAGGTCATCATCGAGCTTTGCTAGCTTATCGCGAGGCATAGAGCGCGTTGTATAGCTCAGTTTCCGTTTTGTAGTGATCTTGTCGCGCCGCATTTTCCCATCTTTGGTGCGGGTGGTCTTGTCGCTGTCAAGATCGTTTCTGCTCCACCCATACCCCTTAGTTGCGATTGCGGACGAGTAATCCGTTCCGTTGATAATAAGGACTTCCATGTTACCCCTCCTTAGTACAGCAGTACGGGCTTACCCGCCGCGCGCGTCATGTTGTTAATGTTCTTCACGGTGCTGCGTGCGATTTCTTTACCGTCAAGCTGGATAACAACAGTGGTTGCACCGCCGCCAGATTCCGCCATAGCCTGCTTAAATGCGTCGACCATTGTTGCAAGCGGTGTTTCGATGTTCGTCCCGCTTTTCTGGTCGCCCAGCACGGCAAGAAATTCTTTGTTGGGCGGGATAACTGCACCGGTCGCCAAACGCGGCAAACGAACCTCAGAGAGCGAAGAAATATGCCCGCCAATGCTTTTGCCGCCGACACCGGGAACCCAACTCGGAACAGTAAACTTGATCGTATTGATTTTACTAATCAGCCAGTTCAAGCCTTTAATGACGGCATTGATGGCGCTCTCGGCAATAATAACGATGCTGTTCCAGATGCCAGAGAAAACTTTTTTGACACCTTCCCACGCAGATTTCCAGTTGCCCGTGAACACGCCCTTGATAAATTGGATAATTCCCCCGAGGATATTATCTTTCAAGTTTCTGGCAAACTCTGTCAAATTACCTGTAAGCGCAAGCGCCGCCGTAACTACAGATGCGATGCCAGCAATAACAAGAGGGATAACGCTGCCGGTCAGAAAAAAGAACCCCAGCCCCGTTGCCACAATGCCAGCAATCAATAACAGCGTATTTTGAAGATTTGCACCGTTATCACAAATGTCCTTAAACGCTGTGATAATCATTGCTGCGCCAGCCACTACAAGGCCGATGCCCGCGCCGACTTTGCCGAATGCGATTGCAAGCCCCACGGCAAGCGCCGCTGTGCCTGCAAGCATTTCGAGCAGATTCCCCCAGTTAACGCCGTTATTCCATGCGTCGGATAAGCCGTCCCACAGAAGAATCAATCCGCCGACCGCGATGAGGATACCGCCGAGTTTGGTTAGAATCTTTCCCAATTCTCCGGGAAGCGAACTGCCGATTTTCCACAGTGCAAGCCCTGCGGCAATAAGCATGACTGCATCAGCGATTTTCTTTAAGCGGTCGCTGATGTCATCCATGTAGCTAAAGTCCGGAGTGATTGCGTCAGCGGATGCGCCACCGCCCGCATCGTTTGCGGTATCGGTGGAAATCTGGTTGATCTCATCAAACGCCGCAAGCTGGCTTGCCGCTTTCTTCGCGGCACTGCCCGTTCCCTTTAATGCGCTGGTCTCTTTGTTTAGCGCCTTTGCCGAGTTAGCAGTTGCCTTGACGCTCTTGCCGGAGATAAGCGCCACAAGACGCGTGATCTGCGAGACTACTGCCGTGATAACTTTTACAAGCAGGGTAAAGGCGGGGACAATTACACTTACAAGAGGCTGTGCCAGCGTCAAAAGCGCTCCTTTAAGCTGCGCAATGGATTCTCTTGCCTTGGAGTTTACCATTACGACGTTCTTTACCCAGTCACGCACTTTTGTTAATGCTTGGGTAATAACTGTAAAAACAAGTGCACTGCGGACAACGGATTTTAAGCGCTGCCCAAATACTTTCATGGAATCTGCCGCCGCTTCGGTTGCGTTGCGCAGCCCTGCGCCTTTGGCTCTGCCCTCGATCTGCTGTGTTAGCTCGACTGCCTGCGTTTTTGCGTCGGAAATCTTATCGCCGGTTTTGTTGAGCTTTTCATTGAGCTTATCAATGCTATTTGCAGTTTTGTTAAATTCGCTTTGCAGCATTCGCACGCGCTCGGCCTGCTCGGACACATCGATTTTCTCATACGTGCCTTTTGGCGCTGTGCGCATATCGGCAAGCTCCTGTTTTGCCGCATCCAGCTCTGCGCCGATGTTGCGCAGCCGGTCTTCCATCGGCGTTTTTTGGTCGCCGAGCCGGTTGAACTCCTTTTGTAAGGATTCGATATTGCTTTTAACTTTGTTTAACTCCTGATGGAGTTTTTTGTCGCTAATAGTCGCTTCAAATACGACTTCGCCGTCAGCCATAATATCACCTTCTTGCTTTTTGGTTTTTTGCGTGATATCATCCAAGAAGCCATAAATAATGGCAAGGAGGAATGAAAAATGGATAAGATGACTACTTGCAAGGTATGCGGGGCATCTATCGCAAAATCCGCTACCACTTGCCCGCAGTGTGGAGCCAAGCAGAAAAAGCGCCACCCAGTGCTGGGAATTATCATTGCTATTTTCGGTATTTGCATGATCGCCGCCGCATTAAACGACATGGGCGATGCCCCTGGCGCGGAGAAACAGACATTTGGCGTTGGAGAAACCGCCGAGTTAAATGGGATCAGCGTAAAGTTTGATTCCTGCACCGAAAGCAATGGATCGCAGTTCAACACGCCTGATGATGGAAATGTGTTTCTGCTTTGCGAATTCTCAATTGATAACCAGTCGGATAAAGATATTGCCGTTAGTTCTATCGCATCGTTCAACGCCTATGTTGATGACTACTCGACAAATCTGAGCATTTCAGCCACCATCGCAACCGATAAAACTCAGCTGGACGGGGCTATTGCTGCCGGGAAGAAAATGACCGGCGTTGTCGGATACGAAGTCCCCAAAGACTGGAAAGAAATTGAAATTCGCTTCACTCCAGACTTTTGGTCTGGAAACGAAATTACATTCATTGCGGACAAGTAACCATCCTCGCCCGATGCTATTTTGCGTCGGGCGTTTTTTTGCCCAACCACGCATTGATCGTGTCGTTTTCTTCTTCCGTCATCGGCTTCTTTAGATCGACAAGCCGCCTGTTTTCTCGGTAAAATTCTCGATCCGACTTGTCGAGCGTTTTCCCTTTTGCCTTCAGGTTGCGGATTCGAACGATGTTTGCAAACAAGCACTCCCCAATTTCATAGTACGCAGAGACGAATGACCACCAATGGAAATAAGGCATTGCGCGTACTTCATGTCCCACAACACGGTTGATGGGAGCCACAATGTATTGAAAGTCTTGTTCCCAATCCATCAGCTTTGGGCGTTTCCGGTTATCTCCCTCGTCGCCGCAGTCAAGAAACCATGTCATTTGCTTCACCGCATCAGGGATATGCTCGTCCGGCATTTGCAAAAAATCGGGATAGAAAATATCCAGAGCAGCCAGAACCTTTTGCCCGTTGCCCAAATCGACCGCAGAAAAGACCGAAAGCACGTCCAACGCCGCACGATAGTCCGAGCGGATAGCATACTCAACGCCGCAGACGTTTAGCGACGTCGGAAGTTCATACATCATTTTTTGTATTTCTGTGTGTACTTGCGGATTTTCTCATCGGCAAGCGCCTGTTCGCGCTTTACTGCCTCATCAAACTGCTCGATGATGGCGGTCATAAAGTTCTGCCAAACCGGCGCACCGTTGGCCGCGGAATATGCGTTGACGCTGCCAAAAAGCGTATCGGCAATGTCCTGTCCGAACAAATCATTGATGATGCTGCGCATTTCCTTGTCGAGAGAATCAACCATGTCGAAAAGCTCATCATCGGGGATATCCTTTTCGAGTGTCTTTGCGCGGGTCTCCTGCTTCTTGCGCAGATTATCAAACGTTTTGTATGCTTTCTTTGCGAAGTTGACATCCGCAGGGTTAAAGTGCACTGTTACGATGCCGTTCACGCCGCGAATGGTATATTCCTTTACACCGGAATCAAAAGTAAGTTCCATATATTCCTCCAAAATGAGGGCTGACAGATGCCAGCCCTCTATGGTTCATTCGCCCTCGGTAAAAGTAACCGTATTGCCAGAGATAGCGGCAGTGCCGACCGTGCGCGTGCCGCCAAACGTCACGTCGATAGGCATACTGATAAAGCCGCCACCTTCGCCGCCGAGGGATGAGGTCTTAACCATGCAGGACGAATAGCGTTCCGCAAAAACTGCAGTCTTTGCCGTGCCTGCATAAGCGTGGACAATCAGCATGTCCTGATTCGCCAGCGCCGCCGAGTTCTGCTCCTTGACCGCAAGATTCCAAACCTTGACGATGGCAGGGTCGCCAGCGTCCAGATCAGACGGGTCAAAGGTCTGAGTGATGATAGGTTTCTTCATAGTCGTGCGCGTCGTGCCAAGAATATCCTTCGAGGAATCCTCCTGCCAGTCGTATTCCATGCTGGAATCCGTGACGCGCGTGCCGAGGGGCGACCATGTAGGTGTGCCAGATTCGCCCGTATTCAGATACGCGATCAGAAGTTCGCGGTCTACGGTCTGGCCTGCCGTGGTGTTAAAGGTCGTATCAGCCATTTTTAATCACCTCGTAGTTCATTTTCATAAGGATTTGATGATCCTCGTCGCCGTTTTCATAAACGGCAAAAAGCGAGGATCGCGTTGTCGGCTCAATGCGGATGACGCGGCGACCGTCGCCAATGTCAGGCGGCGTTTCGCTTGCTGCCCAATCGCCCAAGGCGTTAAGCAGCTCGTCAGCTTTGAGCCGTTTGTCGTTGCTATTCCCCGGTTTCATGCGGTAAATGACCTTGAATTGATATTCCGCCTGATACCCGCCGAGAATGTATTTCTGTACGATGTACGCCGCCTGAATCGTGGACAGCGCCATCGCCGCAGTGTCGGCGGGAAGAAATTCGAATCGAATCAAATCAACCGGCTTATCGGGGAATGTGTTTAACCACGCAAGCAGCTTGCGGGAGACCTGATCTTCCTCCGCCGCCGAAACCGTCTTTTTAACCTGTTCCAAATTTCTTCACCGCCTTATCTGCTACGCGCACCCACTTGTCAAGATTCTGCGCTTTCGATGCTTCGCACCAATGGGCTTGTGCTTGTGGGTGCGCCGTGTGGTTGAACACTAAATTGCGGTCAGTCACGACCTTTGTACCGCCTTTCGGCGCGTATGTGCTGCCGGTATTTGGGTCAACCATGACTTTCCCGTAATACAGGAATCTCGCGTAAGGGCCGGGGTAGATGATGTCGTTACCAACTACCCTTGTGCGCTGCGTTAATGAGCCTGTGAGCATCGGCACAAAAGGCTGAGTGTCTTTCTCCATCTGCTCGGCTAAAACGTGCTCGGCGCGCGTACAGGCCTTTGCAATGGCAGTCCTTACAGCGCCCATTCCATCGGTATGCACGGAAAACTTGATGCCCATTACGCGCCTCCGACTTCCCAGTGCTGCATATCGGTGCTACCGTAGTCCATTGCATCGACCTTCGTCACGTTGTAACAATCGTCATGGCTCAGAACGACAGTCATGTTGTCCGACACAAACTCGCCCTTTACAAAGCACGTCATGCCACCGTTACCCTTGTATGAGAGCGTCCATAGGTTAGACTTGTCCGCCGCTTTGAAAAACGATTGCGGGCCGATATAGGTTTTCGGCTTACCTGTTACCCCGTCCACCGCTTCCACGGAAAACGGAATATACAGGTTTACAGCGTCCGCACTTTCAAGGCCGCTTTCGCGCACGTTCACGCCCTTCGATGCTTGCAGCATCACGCCACGCAGGATTGTGGTATAAACTTTTTCGGCCTCATCAAGCGTTGTCGGGTCGATTTCCTGCACGACGTTATAAATTGTTACAGTGTGGGGAGCGTACATCTACAACCACCTCCGCGATACAGCAGCCCGGTATGTGCAAGATATTCCATGCACGTTTCCGCAAGCAGTTTCTTTGCCCCGTCCGTCGCATTGAGCGCAGACAGCGCGGATTCCCCGCCCGTCGCAAGCGTTCTGGAATAGCTGCCTACCGTTTCGCTTTTGACTTCCGCGTCATTTGCCGCAGCATTTGCAAGGGTTTTCACGGCAAGCGCCTGCGCTAATTCAATGACTGCATACTTGTCAACCAGCGCACAGCAGCACATCTTCACCGCATCAAGATTGGCGTGGTCTTGTGCTTTATTGCGCGTGTAGTAGTCGAGGAAGGAGCTGGCGCGGAAAACAAGACGCGGGAAGTCATTTTCACTCACAGCGCCCATATAGGTACCGGTGTAGTATGTATAATCAGCGTATGTCATACGGGTCAGCTCCTTTCAGATTAAGAAACGGTAACAGTGGCAGTGCCGGTCTTCGTGCTGTCCTGCTTGGACTTGGCCGTAACGGTGATACTGGTCTTAGTCTCAGCGGAGTCGATAGTCAGCAAGCCGTCTTCGCTGATCTTGGACTTCGTGCCATTCTGGCTCCACTCGACCTCGCCGTTGATAATGCCCTCGCCGGTAACAGCAGCAGTAAACGCCTTGCTGTCGCCCTTTGCCATCGTCGCGGTAGCGGGCGAGACGGTAACAGCAGAGATGTCGCCGCCCTTGCCGTAAACAGAGAACGGGAACGGATTTGCCTTTTCCGCGTTGTAGGCGTTGATGGGGTTCGCGATCTCCCAGCCGAGACGCATGACTGCGCGCAGCGCCACCATATCGTTCTGCATGAGGTTGTAGGTGATAGCCTTCGTGGTGGGATCCTGAATAACGCCCTCGGTGAAGATCTTGAAGGTCATGTCCTGACGAATGGCATAAACCAGCTGGCTCCAATCACCGACGATCATCTGCGCCTGTGCGGGGTCAAACGCGCCGTTCATGGGGAAGTACATGTCCATGCCGTCCAGGCCGTAACGGGTAGCGCCCTGCATATCGGACTTGAAGATGGGCTGGCCGGTGGTGTCCTTCAGGCCGCGCAGCTTACCGCGCATCTGGATGGCGGACATGACGCCGTTGGGGTTGAAGCCGTCCAGCTCCACCTTGGCGATAAGGCCGTTCTCGCCCATGATGTCATCGAACACGTTGGTGCCGACGGGAACACCGTTACCGGCAGCGATAGCAGCAGGCACAACGCCAGTGCGCCAAGTGCTGGGTTTGTTGGTGCCGAACAGAATAGCCGCGTCAATGACCTTGCCGAAAGCCTCGGTCAGACGGGGCTTGACCTCGCCCCAAATGTCATAGTCCGCATCATCGAGAGCGGCCTCGGGAATGGGGACGATGACCGCGATCTCCTCGGCGTACAGTTTCTTCTTGTCCCACGCCATCTTCGTGGTCTGCTTGAATGCCTCGCCTGCGCCACTGTCAGTGGCTTCGCCATTGACAAAGTACGCAGAGGGAAGTGCGTCAAGCACGTTGATGGTCTGCGTCTTGCTGGACATATTTGCCAGACGACGGCCCATGCGCAGGACCGCGGATTCCGCGATAGCGCCCTGCATGATCTCGCGGGTTACGGGTTCCGGAATAAGTCCGGAAAGTGCGGAACGATCAATAGTTGCCATGTTGTAATCTCCTTTTCGTTACTTGAGTGCGCCGCGGATCAGATTGTTCATCGCGGCATTGGTATCTGTTTTCTTTTCGCCGCCGCCAACAGCAGCGGACCAGTCGATTTTTACGCCGTCTTGGAACGCGGACGGATCGGCGCTGACTTGCGCCTTGTGCCATTCGTCAAACCCCTCAAGCGCACCGTCCTTGATTTCAAGGTGCTTTGCTTTCAGGTCTGCCAAATATGCCTTTTCCGCAGCCTTAGAGCTGAATTTCACGCCCTTTTCAGCAAGCGTCTTACGAATCACGTCTGCGTAGTCATAATCGGCAATCTTGGACTTGTAGCCCTCGATCTCCTTTTTGAGCGCTTCCGTTTCCGCGCTGCCGTTTGCTGCAAACTGCTTGTTCTTCTCCACTTCCGCGTCCAGCTTGCTCTGAACAGTCGAAAGTGCCTTTGTGATTCGCCTGTCGAACTCCGCCTTGTAGGTGGGGTCAGCCAGTATTTCATCAAAAGTCTTAATTTCGTCTGCCATTTTTTATTCTCCTTTTATTTCCACAGCGTCATTCCCCGCTGCGTATTACAACAAAAGAGCCAACCTGTAAGAAATCTTTACAAGTTGGCTCCCATTGCCCTTTCCCGCGCCCTATTGCGCGGAAGCATATTTTACCGTTTTTATCATCGACCATTCCCCATACAGAAATACCTTACAATATCCCTTTTTGGATAATGCTTTTTCGTACATCTGGAATCTACGATGGGCTTCTCCGATTATTGCGAGTTTGATTTTCCGTTTACTTGCTGACACTTGTTCAGCCAGTCCTTGCTCAAATTTGGTTATTGCGTGATAGCACCAGACCAATGCCTCAAGCCCGCACCGCCCTGTTGATTTTAGTGTAATATTATTATCTCTTGTCTCCGCAAACCAACCAGAAAGATTTTTCTTTTTGTTGGCAACAGCAAACGCTACATAATAAATGGTTTCGTAGTCTGAGCCATTTTTATAAAATCTTACTTCACAATATTGCCCATTTGATAGTTTGTGCCTTTTGCGATAAGCGTTTCCCTTGCTGTCCCATTCAAACCCATTCATCATCATTTTTGCGCATATTTGATTGTTTTCTTGACCTCTAAAACGATGTACCCGTCTCCTTTGCGGCGAATTTCCACATCGTTACCGCGCTTCAAAATTGCATCGATTGCCTTTTTGACTTCTTCCCAGTTCAATACAGCACCTTTGTCCTTTCCCATTGCAGCGGCAACCCCGCCGCTTCACTAAAAGCCTTATATTTGGCGTTCAGTCTTACAAGTTTCGCTTTTGCAGCATAATATTCGTCCTTTTGCTCGCTTGCCTTATACGCTGTTACAAGCCTTTTCTGCTTGATAATCTGGCGCTCAACGCGCCGCTGCATCTGCGTTGCTTCGTATGCGGTGTATTTCTTCCCGTCAAACTCGCAGCCGAGATCATCATCAATATGCTCAAGCTGCTCATCTGTATATGTTCGTTCGCTTACGCCCTCAACCCAAACGTTGCGGCGGTGGCGGCAGTTTGCTCCTTCCAGCCCATCAACAGCGCCAAGACCGCAGACTTCGTAAATATTCGGGTAAATGTCACCCGCACGGGCGCTGTAAACCTTGCCTTGCCAATCCTTGTGCGATGACCACGGTGACGGCCCCGGCTTATCACGAGCGCCGGAATGTGCAGAAACCTCAAAATATGGCGTCTCAAGATATTCTGCCGACTGCTCCGTATATTTAGCGCAAATTTGATTTACGCCAGTCATCACGGCTCTGCGCACTGCCACATCGATCTGATCTCGATGCCCACTCTCATAGTCAACTACCTTCAATCCGCTGTCTGCAAGCTGCTTTACTGCCGTCTTGATGGCCTGATTGTAGTTGATCGCGCCGCTCTGAATCTGCATTTCTGCGTTATCCAAAGCCCACTGATAAGCGCGCGCGGGCTTTAACATCGTGTTGCCCACAAGGAAACCAGTAGAAGCCGTTAAATTTCGGAATGTATCATGGGTCTGCCGCTTAATTGCATCCACTTTAGCCGCGTCTACAAGCGTTTCTGGCTGCGTTACATGCGCAAGGTCGATGACTTCGGTGTAATACTTCTGGTTGCGCTCTACAACGTCATTAAGCAAACTATTTAGCTCTTGTTTGCTAATCTCTGCTGTTTTGCTAATAGCTTCTTCAATGCTTTTAAGGTCAATTCCGTGCGACCGCAACGCTTGAATATCCTGTACTGTTACCTCGTTGAGCTGATCTGCCAGCTTCAAGCGGCTGCATATTTCGTCAAGCAGCGTATCTTCAAGAGCGCGGTACAGTTCAGCGAGTTCTTCTGGAAGTGCGTCAAGGACTTCCGGCTGAAACGGATATTTCATTTGCTCTCCTCCGTTTCACAATCTCGTCATAATGCGGCTTCACGCGGATCACATTCCAGTCGCATTCCTCCGGCACTCTTCCATAGAATATCACCCATTCCGGCGATAGCCGTTTCATCATTTCCTCATAACCGCGCAGAAACAGCCGCTTGCTTTCCTTGTTCTGCTGTGTGCCTACCGAGCTAACCGCAACAATTCCACCGACAGGCTCGCCATCAAAGCACCAATCGTAACTGCTCTCATCGCTCCATGAGATTGAGGGATAGACCGTCATTCCATGCATTTGCCAGTATGCCGCCAACCAATGCTTGCGATAGTGGTTGTATATCTGCATCGCCAGCGGCATATCTGTGTATGTGGAAAAGTCCGGCGCGCACACCGCCGCAAACTGCGACAGTTTCGGAATGTATTTGTCCGGCGTGTTCCAATATCGGATGAATTGATAATCGTCCACAAAGAAATGTACGATTTTTCTTTGCGTGTCTTTTTCCGCGTAATGGTAATTCACGGGGATAAACTCACCTTGTGAGTACGCCTTGACCGGCTCGATTTGCGGAATATCGTACTTGCCCACACCGGGGAATGTGAACTTGTCGAGATTTTCAAAGTTAATCATTCCTTAACCCATCCACCGTTCCGGAATTTATATCCCCGCTTTTTAAGGGCCTCTTTGACGGCATAGGTTTGCCCGGTAAATGACGTGATTTTTTCAAAATTGATGTTGTGTGGAGTGTCATTTACAAAGCCGTGATCAAGCGTATAAGTCACATAATTCGTCTTGTTTGTTTTTGCGGTCTTATTGTAGCTATCGGCTTTGGCGTATTGTAATTCTACCTTCCCGTCTCCAACTGAAACAGCCTGTAGCACCGTATCATCATACCGCCCGCGCGTAAATCCACGTCCTTCGATATATCTGGTTTCAACCTTTAAAGGCTTTTCGCGCCCAAACATTCCGCCTGCGCTGGACGGCTTGACGCTTCCGCCGCCTGCTCCACCTCTGCCGCCCATCACTCTACCTCCGTTTCTTCCTCGGTCGTCATGTCCTGCATCTTGGGCAGCGCCGCCTTTGCGGTTGCCTCGTCCTCGTTCATCCACTTCATGCGGAACTCCCAATCGTTCATAATGCCCGCCTGCAAAAGCTGCATATCGCGGGAAAAATCGGTTTGCTTGTCCTCAATGATGCTGTCATCAAAGTCGAT